CGCCGTGGCGGGGGGGGGGGCTGGGTCGCCGCAAGTGGTGGGGGCTGTGCGTCGGGAAACCGCCGATTGTGTGCGGCAAAAGAAGCTGACGGTGGTGACCGCCCCCAACGGCACCACTATAGGCGTGATGCAACCGAATGACAGTACCATCTTCGAAATCCCCTACGTCTCCACCCTTGCCAATGTGCCAGTGGGGACTATGGTGCTGGTTCAGTATTTTTACGGGATGTCAAACATGATAGCCGTCTCATTAGGGGACGGAACGCAGCCGGAAGGAGTGTGACTTTATGCCCATTAAAGACGGAAAATATAAAAACCCTAATTGGGTCAACGGCGGCCCTCCAGCTATTGATGCCGACGAACTGAACGCCATTTCCTCTACACTGGAGTCTCTGGATGCTGCTGGCGGGACAGGTGGCGACGGAAAGCGTTACGCCCGCATTGTGATCGGTACTTCTACCAACGGCTGGACGGCAGCAGATTGCGACTATCTGTGTGATGGTGTGGATGACCAAGAGGAATTTAATCAGGCAATATCATATATTAAGTCGCTCCCTAATTATGCGACACATAATAATTTCGATACAATTATTATTCTTAGCGGCAAATACAATTTAACTTCCCCGATCTCTGCCCTTCATTCGATAAATTTGATTGGAACAGGAGGTGCGACTTTAATCCGTGAAACTGCGACAGGAGAAGAACCATACAACAATATGATTACTATCTCGTTTGGTTCCATTGTAAATATCAATTATGAAATAGGTACATCATTTGAACAAGTTCCTACACCAACATCATTTGAAATTTTATTAAGCGGAGGCGCCTCTGTAAAGCAGTGTAATTTTAATGGATACAGAGGCTATAATGGCGGTAGTTGTATTGGGATATTATCTGGAGATCTTGCCGGTTCACATGTTTATAACAACTATTTTTTTGGCTGGGGAAATGACAATTTTGACATAGTTGTTTTGGATGCGAAGTTTTTCGATATATATAACAACAACTTATCAAGTGGCGTTTCTGTAAAACAAAGTAGCCAAATTTCTCTGGATGATAGTTTCCGTATTTGCCAAAATTCAACTGGAACAATTAGTGGTTTAATTACAATAGATGGAAAGTGTGGCGGAGTGATTTCTGGGAACCAATGCAGCCGAATACAAATACTAAATACAAAAAATTCCAAAATTTACGCAGGAAATGTTATTACATCAAATATCCTAGCAAGTGGTGCATCTGGCCGGGATCTGATTACACTTGGAGAGAACACAAGATTCAATATTGTTTCAATGAATTGCCTGCAATTTGATAATAATGTTGGGAATATTCAAGATAACGGCAATAACAATCTTGTTATAAATAATATCGCAGGAAACTAGGAGGTGCTGCCGCCATGCCACCGAACTGTGTACGAGAACCCACACAGGAGTGCATCGGCTACGCCGAGGCACAAATCCTTAAGCACCAAATCGAGGAACTGGTCAAAAAGCAGGAGGCTGACCGTGAGAATAACCGCAAAGACCATAAGGAGTTCTATGAACGCCTTGAGTTTGGTGAAAAGGCGCAGGCCGTCACACAGAACCAGCTTGCCCAAATCCTCGATGATACCAGCGAAATCAAAACAGACCTGAAAGACAGCAGGAAAGAACTTACCACCGCTATCGAGAAGCAGAATCAAGCCATCACCGACTTGCAGATGAAGCCCGCCCACAAATGGGACATGCTAGGCAAAGAAGTGCTCAAACTAGTCATTGCTCTGGTATTCGGTATCGTGGCCGCCGCCATTGGATTGGGGGCATTCAAATGACAGAGTTGAGTATCCTTCTGGTTGCCATTCTGATGCTTGTGGCCGCCCTTATAGCGGCTATGGTGTACGTGGCGAAGAAGGTGGGCGGGAAGGGAGAAAAAGAACTCCGCTCCGTGACCAGGCTCCTGTTCCTCACGACACAAATTGCCGCCCTGGTTTGGGTATCGGTGTCCTACCTGATTGCCCTGTACGCCACCGTTCAGCTTGGACAGCCCTTCCCTATTGTTGAACTTTCCCAGCAGGCAATCACGACCATATTAGGCGTGAATGTTCTGAAAGTGGTGGAGAACATCTTTGAACACAACGACGGGCCTGTGTTTGGAACCTGCCAGAAAAAACAGCAGGACACAGACTGAAAATCAACGGAAATCTGCTAAAGATGTTAAGAACCCGCCGCAACAAGTGAAGGGAAAAGTAAAATCATAACCAGAAACGCAACAAAAAAGTTAAGAAAGGAAGGTACATACTATGACCGACATTACTCCTATCATCCAGGCCGTTATCACTCTGGCCGTGGCCCTTATCACCGCCTTTGCCGTGCCTTGGCTCAAAAAGAAGATCGGCGCGGAGAACATGGACGAGTTCTTGAAATGGGTCGAGATTGCCGTGGCTGCCGCCGAACAACTCTACGATTCCCTTGATGGAGACGCCAAGAAAGCCTATGTGGTACAGTTCCTCACTTCCAAGGGCTTCAAGGTGGACACCGAGGCCCTGGACAATGCCATCGAGGCCGCCGTGCTCAAGCTCCACAATGAGCTGTACAGGCAGGCGAAGGAAGTGGAGGCGCTGGGCAATGGCAACTGAGCAGGAGCTTAGGCAAAGCGTTGTCTCCATCATGCAGGGCTGGATTGGCTGGTCTGAGGCCAACGGCAAGCACAAGAAAATCATCGACCTGTATAACACCCAGAACCCCCTCCCGAGGGGCTACAAGGTAAAGTACACCGACGAGTGGTGTGCCGCCACAGTCACCGCCGCCGGGATGCAGGCGGGGCTGTCCGACATTATCTTGGGCGAGTGTTCCTGCTCTCGCATGATCGCGCTGTACAAGGCTAAAGGGCGCTGGATGGAGGACGACGCTTACCGGCCCGACATCGGGGACATCCTCATGTACTGCTGGAAGGACGGAGCCAACTACGCCACCACCGACCAGACCGCCAATCCCAACCATGTAGGCTTTGTCGGGGTGGTCAACAGCAACACCATGACCATCTATGAAGGCAACAAGGGCGAGGCCGTGGCGACCCGTACCGTGCCCATCAATGGCCGCTATATCCGGGGCTACTGCCTGCCGGATTATGCCAGTAAGGCGACCACCATCAAAACCGAAGCCGAGGAGGACGAAGATATGGACATCTCTAAACTGACCGACGCTGACATTGAGGCCCTTGCTGCCCGGCTGGACACTGTGCTCTCCAAAAAGGAGCCGTCTGACTGGTCTAAGGAGGCCCGGATCTGGGCCGAGGGTCAAAACATCATCTCCGGCGATCAGTCCGGGAACAAGAAATACAAGAAGCCAGCCACCCGTGAGGAACTGGTGCAGATCCTCTACAACATCGAGAATCCGTCTTGAACAGAAGTAGCCCCCGGTCTCCTATGCGAGGCCGGGGGTCATTTCCAATATCCCTTCAAACACCTTTCTGGTTTCCGCCGCAATCTCCGTCTGCGGTTTGAGCATCTGGGCATATCGCTGTGTCATGTCCAGGCTGGAGTGTCCCAAGAGCATTTGTAGCTCTTTCGGGTTCATTCCAGAGGAAACCAGCATTGAGGCGCAGGTATGTCGCAGAGAGTGGGGGGTGATATCCTCCCTTCCGGTCATGGCCTCCACATAGCTCTTTATACCATATATAGCTGTTATTCGAGACAGGGGTTTGAAGCCACCTCCCTCGTTCTTTTGGACGAAGATGGGGTCTTTATCTACCGCCTCCTTCGGCCTGGCTTTGTTCAGATATGTGTGCATGACCATCTGCGCATAGGGGATGAAGGGTACTGTACGTCCCTTGCCTCCCTTACCGTTGCGGATGGTTGCATACCCTTCCTCCCAGTTCAGGTCAGCCGGTGTTAATGCCAGCATCTCCGACTCTCTTGCACCGCTGGTCAATAGGAGTATCGTCATAGCTCGGTTCCTTATATAAACCGGCTTTCGCCCAAAGGACGATGTACTGGTTGAGAATATGCGGCGTATATCGTCGGCGCTCAACACCGACTTTGCAGAAATGTATTTCTCAGACATGCGCATTTTCTTCGAAATTGGGTTTTTGTCCAACATCCCGGACTCTACCATCCATTCCAGCGCCGTATTCAGCCGGGATATATACTGCGCAAAGGTGTTTCTGGAATATCCCAGCAGGCTTTTTCGGTAGGCCAGAATGGCCTTCTGGTCAATCTCCTGCCGTCCTTCGCTCTCCATGAAGCGTATGAACTTCTCCACGCCCCGGCGCTTCTGATCCTGTGTGTTCCTTGACATGTTCCCGTATGAGGCAAGGTACTCTTCGGAACAGGTCTTAAATTCAGCCAAGTTCATTTTTCTCCCCCTGTTCTTATTAGAGGGGCGACGTTGAACCGCCCCCTCTGCATTCTTTTGAGAGTTCCTCGTTAGCTTTCTCCTCAAACCATTTCGTCTTTGACTTCCCTTGGCGTTTTAATTTTATTTCCAGTGCTTCGACGAGCTTCCGGTCACTCAATATCGAGAACTGCTTTTTAGTTTTTCTCCGCTCACGAAAATACTCCGCTCTGCTTTCGGCTGGCATCTTTTCACCTCCATTGTAGCGCAAAACAAAAATACCATGTATCGCGCTACAAGTCAATACCTTTCTGGAAAATATTTCGACAATTTCTTTGCGGTGTGCTATACTGCTGATGGTGGGAGGGGAAAGATATGATCTCAACTGAGATTTTTGTTTTCATTTTGGCTGTTCTTATAGCCATTGTCAGTACTTTATGCATTGCCCTATTGGGGGTAGTCAAGCGGAAAGGAAATGGCACAAAGAATGGTTCAACTGGTGAACCAGCCGGGAAGCTATATAACGACGATGCGGGCCAAATTTTGAATGAACCAGAAGCCTACACGGAAAACCATTCTGAAATTCATACCCCTTTACAGGGGAGCCCCACAGAAAAGGCTATCGGTGATATCCAGATTTCACTGCCGATGTCAGAAGACGGGAAGCCTCCTATTTTGGAGCACTTTGCAGAAGGGAGATTTGTTGACCACTTGGACAAAGCTATCCGCGGATTTTTCAGGGACGGTGGGATTAGTGTTGGGAGCATACAGAGAAGCGTAGGGGCTGGATACACACAGGCAGCAACCTATATGGACCGTCTGGAGTCGGCCGGGGTTATCAGCGGACCAGGGGACAGCGGAGACAGAAAATTTTTCATTACAGAAGAAGAATGGGAAAAGGTTCTTCGGAAGAAATTGCTTTCCTATCCCTATATTTTAGAGGAAGTAACCGTATCTAAAATTATATCCCGCCTATCAGATGATGTGCATATCCTACATAGCAGTTCATTACAAGACGTTGACCGGATGGATGGAACTGCTTTCGAGTATTGGTGCGCTTCTATCCTCCGTTCTATTGGGTATGAAGATGTGGAGGTCACACCAGGAAGCGGGGACCAGGGCGTAGACATTATCGCAAAGAAAGAAGATGTGCTGTTTGGATTCCAGTGCAAGTGCTATTCTGTCGATATCGGGAATACTCCAATACAAGAAATTTATGCAGGGCTCCGATACTATAAACTTCATGTTGGGTGCGTCATTACGAACCGATATTTCAGCGCTGGCGCAATAGAGCTTGCCAAGGCGACTAATGTAATTTTGTGGGACAGAGGTAAATTGGAACTCATTCTAAAAAAGATCAACGAAACTCAATAAGCGCACAGAAGAAGTGCCCCTTCCAATTGGAAGGGGCACTTCTTCTGTGCGCTTATTGAGTTTCGTTGATCTTTTTTAGAATGAGTTCCAATTTACCTCTGTCCCACAAAATTACATTAGTCGCCTTGGCAAGCTCTATTGCGCCAGCGCTGAAATATCGGTTCGTAATGACGCACCCAACATGAAGTTTATAGTATCGGAGCCCTGCATAAATTTCTTGTATTGGAGTATTCCCGATATCGACAGAATAGCACTTGCACTGGAATCCAAACAGCACATCTTCTTTCTTTGCGATAATGTCTACGCCCTGGTCCCCGCTTCCTGGTGTGACCTCCACATCTTCATACCCAATAGAACGGAGGATAGAAGCGCACCAATACTCGAAAGCAGTTCCATCCATCCGGTCAACGTCTTGTAATGAACTGCTATGTAGGATATGCACATCATCTGATAGGCGGGATATAATTTTAGATACGGTTACTTCCTCTAAAATATAGGGATAGGAAAGCAATTTCTTCCGAAGAACCTTTTCCCATTCTTCTTCTGTAATGAAAAATTTTCTGTCTCCGCTGTCCCCTGGTCCGCTGATAACCCCGGCCGACTCCAGACGGTCCATATAGGTTGCTGCCTGTGTGTATCCAGCCCCTACGCTTCTCTGTATGCTCCCAACACTAATCCCACCGTCCCTGAAAAATCCGCGGATAGCTTTGTCCAAGTGGTCAACAAATCTCCCTTCTGCAAAGTGCTCCAAAATAGGAGGCTTCCCGTCTTCTGACATCGGCAGTGAAATCTGGATATCACCGATAGCCTTTTCTGTGGGGCTCCCCTGTAAAGGGGTATGAATTTCAGAATGGTTTTCCGTGTAGGCTTCTGGTTCATTCAAAATTTGGCCCGCATCGTCGTTATATAGCTTCCCGGCTGGTTCACCAGTTGAACCATTCTTTGTGCCATTTCCTTTCCGCTTGACTACCCCCAATAGGGCAATGCATAAAGTACTGACAATGGCTATAAGAACAGCCAAAATGAAAACAAAAATCTCAGTTGAGATCATATCTTTCCCCTCCCACCATCAGCAGTATAGCACACCGCAAAGAAATTGTCGAAATATTTTCCAGAAAGGTATTGACTTGTAGCGCGATACATGGTATTTTTGTTTTGCGCTACAATGGAGGTGAAAAGATGCCAGCCGAAAGCAGAGCGGAGTATTTTCGTGAGCGGAGAAAAACTAAAAAGCAGTTCTCGATATTGAGTGACCGGAAGCTCGTCGAAGCACTGGAAATAAAATTAAAACGCCAAGGGAAGTCAAAGACGAAATGGTTTGAGGAGAAAGCTAACGAGGAACTCTCAAAAGAATGCAGAGGGGGCGGTTCAACGTCGCCCCTCTAATAAGAACAGGGGGAGAAAAATGAACTTGGCTGAATTTAAGACCTGTTCCGAAGAGTACCTTGCCTCATACGGGAACATGTCAAGGAACACACAGGATCAGAAGCGCCGGGGCGTGGAGAAGTTCATACGCTTCATGGAGAGCGAAGGACGGCAGGAGATTGACCAGAAGGCCATTCTGGCCTACCGAAAAAGCCTGCTGGGATATTCCAGAAACACCTTTGCGCAGTATATATCCCGGCTGAATACGGCGCTGGAATGGATGGTAGAGTCCGGGATGTTGGACAAAAACCCAATTTCGAAGAAAATGCGCATGTCTGAGAAATACATTTCTGCAAAGTCGGTGTTGAGCGCCGACGATATACGCCGCATATTCTCAACCAGTACATCGTCCTTTGGGCGAAAGCCGGTTTATATAAGGAACCGAGCTATGACGATACTCCTATTGACCAGCGGTGCAAGAGAGTCGGAGATGCTGGCATTAACACCGGCTGACCTGAACTGGGAGGAAGGGTATGCAACCATCCGCAACGGTAAGGGAGGCAAGGGACGTACAGTACCCTTCATCCCCTATGCGCAGATGGTCATGCACACATATCTGAACAAAGCCAGGCCGAAGGAGGCGGTAGATAAAGACCCCATCTTCGTCCAAAAGAACGAGGGAGGTGGCTTCAAACCCCTGTCTCGAATAACAGCTATATATGGTATAAAGAGCTATGTGGAGGCCATGACCGGAAGGGAGGATATCACCCCCCACTCTCTGCGACATACCTGCGCCTCAATGCTGGTTTCCTCTGGAATGAACCCGAAAGAGCTACAAATGCTCTTGGGACACTCCAGCCTGGACATGACACAGCGATATGCCCAGATGCTCAAACCGCAGACGGAGATTGCGGCGGAAACCAGAAAGGTGTTTGAAGGGATATTGGAAATGACCCCCGGCCTCGCATAGGAGACCGGGGGCTACTTCTGTTCAAGACGGATTCTCGATGTTGTAGAGGATCTGCACCAGTTCCTCACGGGTGGCTGGCTTCTTGTATTTCTTGTTCCCGGACTGATCGCCGGAGATGATGTTTTGACCCTCGGCCCAGATCCGGGCCTCCTTAGACCAGTCAGACGGCTCCTTTTTGGAGAGCACAGTGTCCAGCCGGGCAGCAAGGGCCTCAATGTCAGCGTCGGTCAGTTTAGAGATGTCCATATCTTCGTCCTCCTCGGCTTCGGTTTTGATGGTGGTCGCCTTACTGGCATAATCCGGCAGGCAGTAGCCCCGGATATAGCGGCCATTGATGGGCACGGTACGGGTCGCCACGGCCTCGCCCTTGTTGCCTTCATAGATGGTCATGGTGTTGCTGTTGACCACCCCGACAAAGCCTACATGGTTGGGATTGGCGGTCTGGTCGGTGGTGGCGTAGTTGGCTCCGTCCTTCCAGCAGTACATGAGGATGTCCCCGATGTCGGGCCGGTAAGCGTCGTCCTCCATCCAGCGCCCTTTAGCCTTGTACAGCGCGATCATGCGAGAGCAGGAACACTCGCCCAAGATAATGTCGGACAGCCCCGCCTGCATCCCGGCGGCGGTGACTGTGGCGGCACACCACTCGTCGGTGTACTTTACCTTGTAGCCCCTCGGGAGGGGGTTCTGGGTGTTATACAGGTCGATGATTTTCTTGTGCTTGCCGTTGGCCTCAGACCAGCCAATCCAGCCCTGCATGATGGAGACAACGCTTTGCCTAAGCTCCTGCTCAGTTGCCATTGCCCAGCGCCTCCACTTCCTTCGCCTGCCTGTACAGCTCATTGTGGAGCTTGAGCACGGCGGCCTCGATGGCATTGTCCAGGGCCTCGGTGTCCACCTTGAAGCCCTTGGAAGTGAGGAACTGTACCACATAGGCTTTCTTGGCGTCTCCATCAAGGGAATCGTAGAGTTGTTCGGCGGCAGCCACGGCAATCTCGACCCATTTCAAGAACTCGTCCATGTTCTCCGCGCCGATCTTCTTTTTGAGCCAAGGCACGGCAAAGGCGGTGATAAGGGCCACGGCCAGAGTGATAACGGCCTGGATGATAGGAGTAATGTCGGTCATAGTATGTACCTTCCTTTCTTAACTTTTTTGTTGCGTTTCTGGTTATGATTTTACTTTTCCCTTCACTTGTTGCGGCGGGTTCTTAACATCTTTAGCAGATTTCCGTTGATTTTCAGTCTGTGTCCTGCTGTTTTTTCTGGCAGGTTCCAAACACAGGCCCGTCGTTGTGTTCAAAGATGTTCTCCACCACTTTCAGAACATTCACGCCTAATATGGTCGTGATTGCCTGCTGGGAAAGTTCAACAATAGGGAAGGGCTGTCCAAGCTGAACGGTGGCGTACAGGGCAATCAGGTAGGACACCGATACCCAAACCAGGGCGGCAATTTGTGTCGTGAGGAACAGGAGCCTGGTCACGGAGCGGAGTTCTTTTTCTCCCTTCCCGCCCACCTTCTTCGCCACGTACACCATAGCCGCTATAAGGGCGGCCACAAGCATCAGAATGGCAACCAGAAGGATACTCAACTCTGTCATTTGAATGCCCCCAATCCAATGGCGGCGGCCACGATACCGAATACCAGAGCAATGACTAGTTTGAGCACTTCTTTGCCTAGCATGTCCCATTTGTGGGCGGGCTTCATCTGCAAGTCGGTGATGGCTTGATTCTGCTTCTCGATAGCGGTGGTAAGTTCTTTCCTGCTGTCTTTCAGGTCTGTTTTGATTTCGCTGGTATCATCGAGGATTTGGGCAAGCTGGTTCTGTGTGACGGCCTGCGCCTTTTCACCAAACTCAAGGCGTTCATAGAACTCCTTATGGTCTTTGCGGTTATTCTCACGGTCAGCCTCCTGCTTTTTGACCAGTTCCTCGATTTGGTGCTTAAGGATTTGTGCCTCGGCGTAGCCGATGCACTCCTGTGTGGGTTCTCGTACACAGTTCGGTGGCATGGCGGCAGCACCTCCTAGTTTCCTGCGATATTATTTATAACAAGATTGTTATTGCCGTTATCTTGAATATTCCCAACATTATTATCAAATTGCAGGCAATTCATTGAAACAATATTGAATCTTGTGTTCTCTCCAAGTGTAATCAGATCCCGGCCAGATGCACCACTTGCTAGGATATTTGATGTAATAACATTTCCTGCGTAAATTTTGGAATTTTTTGTATTTAGTATTTGTATTCGGCTGCATTGGTTCCCAGAAATCACTCCGCCACACTTTCCATCTATTGTAATTAAACCACTAATTGTTCCAGTTGAATTTTGGCAAATACGGAAACTATCATCCAGAGAAATTTGGCTACTTTGTTTTACAGAAACGCCACTTGATAAGTTGTTGTTATATATATCGAAAAACTTCGCATCCAAAACAACTATGTCAAAATTGTCATTTCCCCAGCCAAAAAAATAGTTGTTATAAACATGTGAACCGGCAAGATCTCCAGATAATATCCCAATACAACTACCGCCATTATAGCCTCTGTATCCATTAAAATTACACTGCTTTACAGAGGCGCCTCCGCTTAATAAAATTTCAAATGATGTTGGTGTAGGAACTTGTTCAAATGATGTACCTATTTCATAATTGATATTTACAATGGAACCAAACGAGATAGTAATCATATTGTTGTATGGTTCTTCTCCTGTCGCAGTTTCACGGATTAAAGTCGCACCTCCTGTTCCAATCAAATTTATCGAATGAAGGGCAGAGATCGGGGAAGTTAAATTGTATTTGCCGCTAAGAATAATAATTGTATCGAAATTATTATGTGTCGCATAATTAGGGAGCGACTTAATATATGATATTGCCTGATTAAATTCCTCTTGGTCATCCACACCATCACACAGATAGTCGCAATCTGCTGCCGTCCAGCCGTTGGTAGAAGTACCGATCACAATGCGGGCGTAACGCTTTCCGTCGCCACCTGTCCCGCCAGCAGCATCCAGAGACTCCAGTGTAGAGGAAATGGCGTTCAGTTCGTCGGCATCAATAGCTGGAGGGCCGCCGTTGACCCAATTAGGGTTTTTATATTTTCCGTCTTTAATGGGCATAAAGTCACACTCCTTCCGGCTGCGTTCCGTCCCCTAATGAGACGGCTATCATGTTTGACATCCCGTAAAAATACTGAACCAGCACCATAGTCCCCACTGGCACATTGGCAAGGGTGGAGACGTAGGGGATTTCGAAGATGGTACTGTCATTCGGTTGCATCACGCCTATAGTGGTGCCGTTGGGGGCGGTCACCACCGTCAGCTTCTTTTGCCGCACACAATCGGCGGTTTCCCGACGCACAGCCCCCACCACTTGCGGCGACCCAGCCCCCCCCCCCGCCACGGCG